GCGCCTTATACTTTCCATTAATTCTGGAAGATTGGCAGCATGATACCTTGCTAGGTTAGTCATCTTAGTAGCTCCTTGTTAAGCGAGTTTGTGTTTTGTGGTCCCTTACGGCAACCATAATTAATTATAAGACTTATGCTACTATAGAGGGTTCGGTTAACTCTATCAAACGTAGGTGGGTATCCACATAGTCATTAACGTGGTACGTATAACCGCCCCTTTCCTTTACTGCTTTCCCTAAAGAATAATCATTACCACCTTCCTCCATTCTATCACCAAAGAAATATAATGTCTGACCTAATTTAAAATCTCTAAGTATCTGACTCTTATCACTACCATAAGGTCCAATATCAAGACCTGTCTGACCTCCAAGAGCAATAGATAATCCAGGAAATGCATCCTTAAGTCTATGTGCTATATCTTCCCTCTCATTAGTTCTCTTACACCATTCAATATATTCCTGCCTACCAAGAAAAGGATCCTTATCTCTACCAAGGATACTAAAATTAACTCCACCAGGTCTTCTCTCAATATGATTCCCATTACGCATAGGGAACTGACTATAATCTAATTCATCATACAAGAATCGTTCTACGTCCGAAGGTAATTCCCATTCAGATCTATAAACATTCTCATCACCCTCATATACGTCACTGCCAGAGCAATTATAAACTCTCTTACACTTATTGTATATTGAAGGTGTGACCTGTTCTAGGGTCTTCTGTCTATCACTACCCGTGACAAGATAAACATCATTATCAGATATAAAATCTGAAAAGAATGCTAAAAAACTGGTACAAATAGGTTGCCGACTAGGAGTAAGTGTCCCATCAACATCAAAAATAAATTTTTCCAATTAGTTACTCTGGTTCTTGGGTCTTTGTTTTCTTACCAATATTATACTTCTGTTCTAGGATCCAGTCACCCTTATCCTTATATGCTAACACTTTAATCTGGTTAAGTGGAGCAATGTCTGTGACATTATCTTCACTTACTATGGAAATAAGTCCCCAATCAGCCAGTAAACGAGTAATGCGATTACGTCGCTGTACATCATTAATTGTGAGATTAGCATGTTTCCCGTCAAGTGCAAATAATTCTTTAAAATGGACGATATAATATCTTCCTTGTTTATGAAGTATGTGGCAAGACTGGTATAGTTTCTTCTCTTTCCTAGATGCTACACCAATTCTTGTAAGAGTTTCCCGTACCTTAAGAAAATCATCTGGTTCATTTAGAACCACTTCTAACATCTTATCTTGAGACCACTCTACAGTCGGTTCAACCGTGGTAGTTGTCATTTCATTCCTCCAGTGTCAAGTCGTTGTTTAATAAAATTAATCTGTTCAGGGGTTAATATTTTCAAAGCTTGTGATGCTTTTTCGTTACTATAACCATAGTATTGTTTAATGATTTCAAGATCTGTGACTTTATCCTTTCGGAGCCAGGGACTGAATCTCTTCTTTTTCCTCAAAGTATTTAGATAAAAAGAATATTGCATATCTTTATCAAGGAAAGAATATTTATTCATCTCATTCGCAAACATAATACAATCAAGGTGGCCTGATAAACAACGATTGATAATATATGGAGCATAATCTTTCATAACATCAGGATCATCATCCCTCAAATCATGCTTCGTAAAGTTAATAGAATTCAACCAATCTTTAAGTTCAGTCATTTCTTTTCCATCTCCAATTTTTGTTGTTGCAATCTTTGTTTCTGACTTTGATCATACTTGTTTTCAAAACAGAGTTCTTGACAAATAGGTTTAGGCCAAGGATTCAGTGCAAATGAAATCCTATCACCAATATAATCCTCTTCTACATTATGACGTATTCCTGGACCAAACACAACTAATCTATTTGTTTTAGGTTCTATTATTCTACCATCCTCAAACTCCAGTCTACCACCTTCTAAATCATTTGCAACAAAAGGATAATAAACCATTGAACAAAGTGGATAAGAAGTTTTATTTTGAGTTAGATTTAATCTATCATCTTGATCACAATGCCAACCAGCAGGACGAGTATTAATACGAATCCAAGTTTCATATCCAATAGCAGATGATATATCAATATACTTACCACCAATCTCTAGTAAAGTCATACATGCTTCTTTACATGGATGATCTTGGTCCCAATCAAACCAATAGATATCAAGATCATCTATAGGAGGAGCCCACTTACCATTAAGTTCCACAACAGTCCTACAAACAGAGACATTAACATCTTTGTCTAAAGCATCATCTATAACATGAACATCAAATTTTTTCATCTATCTAATAATTTGAATGTCATCATCTTCTGTCCAGAGTTCGACCTTATCTCTGAAACGACCTTCCTGCTTTAATTTATCATATCTCTTACCTGCTTTCTTCTTCCACCAAGAAATAATATTCTCAAGGTGAAACTTATCCCAGTTCTGACCTGGTACTAACTTATCTTGCTGTTCATTAATTACCTCACGTACATTACCATATCCAAAATCAGAAATATAAAATCTCTTCTTTTGTGTAAGTCCAAAGGCCATAGCAATAGTATCATTAAACTCTTTCAATTTATCTTCATCCTTCAATGACTTTTTAATCCAAGCAATCATCTTAGTCTGTCTCTTCATCTTCTTTGAGGATGCTTTGTTATCAGTAAGTGGTGTGTTATTATTTAATATGGTAAATTTGTCATGCAACCGATGGAATACTTCATCGTGTAGTAGAGGGAGAAACTTACTTTCAGTCAATCCTTTATATCTTATGAATGGTTTAAGTCCATCATACTGGGATGCTGATGTAGTAGAACCATACAATGAAGTAGTTTCAAATAATGCAATATCTTTTTCAAATACCCTATTCAAAGTCTCCCTTGCAAAATGAGATACACACATCAATGCAAGTAATTTACCACCAAGATAATTATATCCAAATGGTTGAGATGGAACAATTACAAATCCCATACAAGCATGACGATTAAACACAGAAAGATTAGGTGGTGTTCCTAACCATATATTCCTTGGTTTTGAATTGATTGTTGGAGAACCAAACCTTATAAACCCAAGAGTCTTCTGTGTTCTCTTTTCAAATACCATCCATCTCAATTCCCTACCTGGGATATTGCTTTCATTATTATGTGATGATACTGCTGCTAATAAACTCTTATATCTTTCTTGTGGTAATGATTGCTTAAATCTATCTCCTATAAATTTAATATCAAACTCCATCTCAGATGGATGTATATCCTCATTAAAAAACTCATCCTGTAAAGGACTGAGTTGATTAGTTTGGAGAACCACTTCCTTCTTTACATACCTAAGATAATCCTCAATAGAAGTAAAGTTCTTAAAGTAATGAATAAATTCGTCAGCAGCCCATGTAGCATCTGCTTCACTTATTATCATTTTATAACCATTGGATCTTCATGCCAATGCTCTAAAGGAGCATATCCACGAGGAATACCAAAATCCAAATGAATAGGAGCATCTAACACTCTATCAAGACTCTCAGCCATTCTACGGAAACCACCACCAACATACATCTGACCAGCAAATACTGTCACTGTAGCAGTACCCCAGAAGATATAATACCATCTAGATTTAACTTGATGCCTTTTCTTTTTGTCAGTCATGGTCTTTCAGGATGTTGAAGTTGTTCAGTAAGTCTTGCACCAACAGGACCATCATCAGAATAAACTTCCAAGTGATGAATTTTGATAGAGTCCTCTTCCATTATTTTAACATCAACCCTGCCATCTTTGCAAGTCACTGTGATAGTTCCTTTACCAACCCACTCTTCAGGTTCATTATAAAACTTATAAACTGGATAAGGATCACGAGTTGGAGTTGATGCAATTACTTTATAAGTCATAAAAATACTCCTGCAATTTCAGATAATTTGTAAAGACTGATGAGCTCAAGTCCTGCCAATTTCATAGCAGTATCTGCCTCACCATCCTCTTGACGATCTACAATAGCAACTACACGTTCTACTACATAACCAGCATCACGCAATCTCTTTACTGCTTGAATTGCAGAACCACCAGTAGTAATAACATCTTCTAAGACTGTAATCTTAGTTCCTTCTTTTGGCAATGGACCTTCTATGTAAGATTGAGTCCCGTGTCCCTTTGCTTCTTTACGAACAATCAAAGAGTTTATCAATCTCTTATCCAAAGCAGAACAAACCGCAACACCTGTTACTAAAGGATCAGCACCTAATGTAAGTCCTGCAACATAATTAGTTTCTATATGCTCCAACATCAATAAACTAGAAAGAGTAAGTCCTCTTCCACTTAATGTTACTGGTTTACAGTTACAATAATGCTCACTAGTCTTACCAGAAGAAAGTTTAAACTCTCCTTTCTTGTAAGCAAATTCTTTTAATAGTTCTAGTAATTCTTCTTTCATTTGAATTTACACTCCACCATAATTTCGGTTAATGCTGCAAGCATATTTATTTCTTGATCTGCTACAAATGCCGTCTGGTATTGATACTTAGCAATAACAAGAACAGCAGCAGGTATGGTACTAGGAACGAGGGCAGTGTATAGATTATCGTAAATAAGCCGATATAAAACAGAAGTATCATTATCCAAGTTGCTAACGACCCACCTGCGAACCTCTGGGAAATTCTTTTCTTTAAGGTTTTTAATGAGATCATTTACCGCAATATCTGAAAACGTTGCTAAAATACCACTATCAATTTTACCACTAACAGAGTATCTCTGACACTCATTTAATACCCTTCTCCAATCAGGGAAGTGTTTGTTTATTAATTCGGCAAGTACTTTCTTATCACTTTCGCACCGTTCTTCGTCCAAGATAAAGTTAAGTCTTTTAAAGAACTTCGCCGCAACCTCTTGCTTTTGTTTCCCCTTAATCGAGAAGTCAACCACAGCACACCTGGAATGGAGCGGCTCGATGATTTTATTTTTATAATTGCAGGTGAAGATGAACCTACAGTTGTTTTGGAATTCCTCAATAGACGCTCTAAGGAGGAGTTGTACGTCGGCAGTGGTATTGTCTGCTTCGTCGATGATGATGACTTTATGTCTGGCATCAGATGAGAGCGAGACTGTTGACGCGAAATTCTTTGCATTATTTCTAACGGTGTCAAGGAACCGTCCTTCGTCTGATCCGTTGATGACATAAAAGTCTACCCCCAATTCATTACAGAGTGCTTTTGCTACCGTTGTCTTACCAACCCCAGGAGGGCCTGCTAATAACATATTCGGTATTTCACCCTTATTTAGGAAATCCTTAAAGGTTTTCTTTATATTCTC